ACGTACAAGCACTTGAGTGGGAAACTGTGGACTTAGACACACCTGAAGGCAACAAACGCTTTGTAGAGCTGAATAAAGCGGCTGTAGACGGTGGATACGAGGGCGTTATGATCAAGGATGTTGATGCACCCTACGAGTGCAAACGCAGCCACGCTTGGCTCAAAGCCAAACCATTTATTGAAGTAACATTAAGTATTACAGAGTTAGAAGAAGGAACGGGACGCAATGAAGGACGACTTGGGGCTTTTGTATGCGCTGGGCAAGATGACGGGAAAGATATACGGGTCAATGTTGGCAGTGGTTTTACGGATGAGCAACGATCCATTTTTTGGACTGATAGGAATGCTCTTGTTGATCAGCTTGTTGAAGTTCGTGCAGATGCTGTAACTCAAAACCAAGACGGAACATACAGCCTGCGCTTTCCTCGCTTTAAAACATTCCGTGGATTCGAAGTTGGCGAAAAGTTGTAAGTACATACTACACGAGTTTACAATGGGCGATGTAGACGATGTAGATATCTATGTAGCCCAACCAATCTACGAATGGCAACAAACTCCTGCAGGCAAATGGTGTATGGAAAAAGCCACAGATTTAGAGTATCATACACAAGTAGATCATATGACTATGGGCTATCGTGTTGTTATTACAGGATATTTAAGTGGCAAACACGCCACATTCTGGGCTCTCAAAAGAGCTTGACATTCTGCTCTTGCGGCTATATAATAGTAACATAAATTAGCACTTAGGAGAAGTAGCATGGCAAAAGGCATCGGCGTTAAAGTACCGCGTAAAAAAGTTCGTCTAGCACCAATCGCAAAGAACAAGAAAAATATTTACGATTTTGAAGGTTGCGAAAACTGGAGTGGCGCAGACTATCACATTCGTGTGCGTAATTACAAGGCCGACTTGTATGCTAACTTTAAGGCAGCTGATCTTGCTCCTGAAGTACTAGCTTGGATGAAAGAAAACGATTATTCAAAATCAGAGATTGATGCTGTCAAGAAAGACGGCCCAACTGTAACAGCTGGTATGGTTTGCAAACTGTTGCGAGCAGGTATGATGGATCTAAATCCAAAACATGCCGCATATTGGGATTCGCTTGCTGGCACAAGTGGAGAACTAAAACCTGCTACTGTTTGGCTAAAAGCAGATTTAGAAAAGTCAATTGCTAAAGGTACAGTAGAACTAGCAAAAGCTAAAGCAGAAGAAAAAGAAACATCTAAAGTTTATGTTCCTACTATCCAAGAACGTATCACTTCACAAGCACAAGCAGCCGCAGAAGACATTGATGTATGGCTTGATGGGTTTGTTGAGAACAAGAAAGACTTTGATCCGAAAAGTTTTGACTTTAAACGCCACTTTACTAAAATGGGTGTTACACAAGCTCATGCTCGCAAGTTAGTTAAGTTCTACGAAGGTGAACTTGAAGAGTTTCGCGAGTTGCAAAACATGCCTACTCCCGGACAGCTGAAGAAGATGGACGAGCGTACTGCTGACATGTGGGAGCAGTTGAAAGAAGGATATGCGCATCTTAAGAAAGCTGATGTGCAAACATACATTACTGCACTAGAGTCGCTTGTAGACGCTTGTAACTACGTTGTAGACGCCAGTAAGGCTGTGCGCAAACCTCGTGTTGCTAAACCTAAGAGTGCTGACAAAGTTGTTGCTAAACTTAAATTCCTTAAAACAGATGACAAGTATAAACTTGCAAGTATTAATCCTGTAGAAGTTGTAGGAGCAAACGAGCTTTGGGTGTTTAATGTTAAGACACGTAAACTTGGCAAATATGTAGCAAGTAACATTGACCCAACAGGAATGGGTCGAGGAACTAGCGGACTACAAGTTAAGGGCACTACGATTACAGGGTTTGATGAAGCACAAAGTATTCAAAAGACATTGCGTAAGCCAGAAGAGCAACTCAAAGCGTTTAAGGCAGCAGGTAAAGTTGCACTACGTAAGTTCTTAGATGATATTGCAACTACTGATACTAAAATGAACGGACGTATCAACGCAGATACTGTGCTTCTTAAAGTATCTTAATCTACAAGACATTGTGATAAATACTGTTAACAGCAGGGATTTATCACAATGAGCGACATAGAAAACAAATTAACAGAAATGCGAAATGGCTTTGCTGCCGTAAGTGCGGCAGTAGAAGCAATATCTAAGCAACCTGCACCAAAGCCTGAAATACTTGATAGACAATTATCAGGTAATAAGATTAATGGTGGACTTATTACTAACTTTGCAAGTACAGGTATTAAGGATACTGCTACTTCGCCTACATTGTTAGTTGCCAACGACGGCGTTACTGTAACTGTAATGCGTGTTAATACGATTGCTAACCCACTAACTGTCGAAGGCAACTTAACTGTTAAGGGTGAAATTACTGCAACTAAGTTGCACGTAGACGAAATTAGTGCAGATGTAAGACACGAAAGAACAGGTCCTTTAGAATTCAAAGCAGAAAACGGAAACGTTTATAGCAAAGGATTAATTTGGACAGGCGCAGGTAACACTCGTCAGTTTACTATGCAAGGCGGCCCAGATAGACTGTTCAGCAGTGAGTCGCTCGATATTGCCAAAGGCAAAGAATACAGTATTAATAAAGAAACTGTTATTAGTTCAGATAGCTTAGGTCTAAACATTGTTAATAGTAATCTGCAACGTGTAGGTACACTTGAATCGTTAAGAGTTGCAGGTGCATTAACTATCGACGAGCACATCTACTACGATGCTGATAGTATGCGTTTAGGTATTGGTATCAGTACTCCAAATGGTGCAGTTAGTATTGCTAGCTTAGACCACGAATTTATAATCGATGCAACTGATGATTACAGATTTAAAATTGGTACATGGACTACAAGTGGTTTAGATATTGTTACAGATGATACTAAACGTATTAGTGTTGAACCAAGTGGCGATGTTGTGTTTGCTTCTAAAGCAGTGTTCAACGGCAAAATTGGTGTAGGTGTTAAAAACTTTGCAACTGATGCTGACATTACTACAGCTGGCCCAATTCGTATGCAAGGCAAGAAGACAGAAGTAGGATCAGGAACTCCTACTTCAGGTTCTTATGCACTAGGTGATATTGTGTGGAATGACAAGCCAAAGCCAACAGGGTATGTAGGTTGGATATGTGTAAGAGAAGGTACACCAGGTGAGTGGAAGCCGTTCGGACAAATTAGCGCATAATAACGCACAGTTTTACTCATTGCTGGATTGTTCATAAATATGTATATGAACGACTTAGACAAAAGCAAACTCATAACAACACAAGTAGACCGCTGGGATTTATACGCAAGATTAACTCCTACGGTGTTTCTTGTAACTTGTGTACTGTTAATAGTATACGGTGTAATTGATTTTGAAACTGCATTTTATGTAGGAGTAGGAATGTTTGCTGTAACTGCTGTAGTATGGTGGTGGTGGGCAATCTTTACCATACGACACTTAGTTATACTACTAAATAGAGCTAGCAAGAACTTAGTCGAAGTAGCAGGCGAAGTAAAAGAAGTATCACGAGAAATAGAGCAATTAAAAAATGAATCTTAAACAATATGCAATGATAAAAGCAGCTACTAATGTTATTAGTGGATTGAGTATGATAACATTAATTGCTCTAGGTGTCTCTTATCTTAGTTTTAAAAATGCATTTGTATTCCAAGATATCAACATTGAAATTACAAACAATCCTATCACTCAAGAAAAAGATATTGAGTTTGCAATGATTGGGTCAAAAAAGTTCGAATGTAACAGCACAAAAGTATATGGTGTAGCCTATGCAGAAGATGGATCGCACTCGCACAAGTTAGACTCATTTACAAAACAATACATACGTAACACTCGCCCAGGAGAAGCAATTCCCAACAGTTGGAGTATGGAAGTTCCTTTTGACCTACACGAGGGTGGAAGATACCGTGTGAGTATGACTGGCGAGTTCGTATGCAACTATCTAATCTTTACACAACACAAATCACAGACCTTTGATAATATTTTACTCATAGTAGACCCCCGCAATAAATAATTGTATGTATGTTTTCGGTAATGGTGAAAGTCGCACTCTTGTAGACATTAACAGTTTAGACGGCATCAAGATAGGATGCAACGCCATCTATCGCGATTATGCAATTGATCATTTAGTGTGTGTAGATCGTCGTATGGTAATCGAAGCAATTGATAACGGTATAAATGATAATGCGTTAGTCTACACAAGAGAAGACTGGGCTAGTCAATTCAAAGATTTTAAACATATTCGCACAGTGCCGCAACTCCCGTATAACGGAACAGAAAGATGGGACGAACCCTTCCAATGGGGCAGTGGACCATACGCTGTATTACTCGCTGCAAAGACCTGCAAAGGCGACACAATACGTCTACTAGGATTTGACTTGTATAGTTCTAATCAAAATGTAAACAACATATACAAAGATACTAGCAACTACGACAGTGCGGACAAACGAGCAGTAGATCCTAGATACTGGATACATCAAATTGGCAAAGTATTTGAATTGTACCCACGAAGAAATTTTGTAATATATCAATTGCCTGAGTGGGAGATACCAAAATCCTGGATTCATCCAAACGTAACGGTTGACACGATAAGTAACTTGTAATATAATAATTACTAAAGTGGACTTTGTGTTCGACCCACTATAAATATTCCGCGCACTCCATTAACACAGGAGTATAAAAAATGGCAACATATCTATCAACTAAAACATACGGTAATGACAGAGGACTGAGCTGTACATTTCGGCAATGGAGAAGTTCACATAGTCATTGTTCAACAATTCACGGATATTCGATTGGTATTAAACTAGTCTTTGAAAGTGAAACACTGGATGATCGTAACTGGGTTATGGACTTTGGTGGGCTAAAAGCATTTAAAGAGTGGAGCGAATATATGTTCGATCACACTTTAGTTGTTGCACACGATGATCCATTCTTACATGAATTTCAACGTCTAGCTAATCTAGCAACAATGACATCAAGCGGAACAGGTAAAATTGAAGACCTAAAGCCGCACGAGCGTGGTGCAATTTGCGATCTACGTATTGTAGACGGCGTCGGCTGTGAAAAGTTTGCTGAACTAGCATATAAAACTATGCAAGAAATTTTAGAAACTTTCCAGCGAGGTGAAGCGTATACATTGCCAAATGGTAAGTCATTTGAAATGCGTTATCCTGTAGGACAAGGTGTTCGATTGCGTTCAGCAGAAGTATTCGAGCATGCAGCTAATTCAGCAGTATACGAGGGTTAACTTTGACTAAGATTGACAAGTCTCTTTATACAAAACAAGAAGCTCGTCGATTGATGGAGCAGCGCAGGCAGGAGAAGGAAACTACTGTTGCTGCTCCTATTACTAATGATTTTAAATATCACTTACTTTGCTTAAAACACGGAACAAAGTATTCGTCTGATTATGTAAATCGACTTTATAAAATGGTAAAACGCAATTGCACGTTGCCATTTGAATTTGTATGTTTAACTGAAGATACTACAGGTATCGATTCTAATATTAAAACTATACCCTTACCAGCAGGTTTAAAGGGCTGGTGGTGTAAACCGTATATGTATAGTGCTGACTTACCATTAAAAGGGGTAGTGTTATATATGGACCTTGATGTAGTAATCAGTAATAACATAGATAAGTTGTTTACTTGGGAGCCGAAGAAATGGTGTACTATTAGAGACTTTACTCGTGTAATGCGACCGCAGTGGCAAAAGTATAACAGTAGTGTTGTACGGTTCAATGCAGGCGAATTAGATTTTGTTTGGAAGGATTTTATTAACGATGCTACTAAAATACAAAGTAAGTTTCATGGAGATCAAGATCATCTTTACGAAGTAACAAGAAGTTACCCTGCGGTAACGTATCCAGACGATTGGATCAAAAGTTGGAAGTGGGAAATAAGGAAGAGCAAACAATTAGGTCGAGGTGCCCGAGGCGAACGACAGCTAACTACAATTGAAAATGTTACTCCGCCAAAAGACTGTTGCGTGTGTGTATTCCACGGAGATCCAAATCCAGAACATTGTAAGGATCCATGGGTGGTTGACAATTGGCGTTAACGATAGTATAATATAAACTAAGTTAACAAACATTAGGCACATAGAATGATTCAACGTATAGGCTTCGCATGTAAATACATGCACCCAGATCAAACTCAATCTAAGAAACTGCTTGAAGAAATTCAACGTCCACTAAATACAAAGTCAACTACAGTGCAATGGCTTAACCGTCAAAGTCGTAATGATGCAGAGCAACGGCTGTGGGACATTATGGTGCATAATATTGATGCGTATAGGAGATTGATTGAATATGTTGGAAGTTTACCACAAGGCCTTAGAATGGTTAGACTCGGTAGCGACGTCCTTCCTGTGTACACTCAGTCTGATTGGCGGTACTATTGGAGACTACCAGACGTTGTCGCTTATTGTGAAAGAGAGTTTGCCAAGGTGGGTGAGATTGCTCGTAGGCTTGATGTTCGTCTCAGTATGCACCCTGGCCAGTTTACAGTTCTTGCTAGTGACGATGAAGGTATTGTAGAGAGGAGCATAGAAGAGTTTGAATATCACACCGATGTCATCCGCTGGATGGGCTATGGCCGACAATTCCAAGACTTCAAGTGCAACGTACACATCAGCGGCCGCAAAGGTCCAGCCGGTATCAAAGACGCACTTAAACGTTTGTCACCGGAGGCAAGAAACTGCATTACAATCGAGAACGACGAAAACAAATGGGGAATCGACGACTCACTTGAGCTTGCAAACGATCTCGCTTTGGTGCTAGATATACACCATACATGGTGCAGAGAAGGAGAGTATTTTGATGTCAATGATGATCGTTTTAAAAGGATTATTGATAGTTGGCGTGGCGTTAGGCCTGTCATACATTATAGCCTTAGTCGCGGAGAGTTTCTCCAAAACGTACCACGAAATGTACGACCCAATTTCCAAACGCTCATTGACCAAGGATACAAAAAAGCCAAACTAAGAGCGCACAGTGATTGGTATACTAATGATGCTGTAAATGACTACGCACTTAGTTTCCTTCCCTACGCAGATATCATGTGTGAAAGCAAAATGAAGAACTTAGCATCAATAGAGTTATACGAATATGCCAATACCAGAAAAGATCAACTTTCAAAAGGAATCAATGAGCTTTTACGCTTTCAACAATCGCAGAATCAAAGTAACACAGAAACGTTCACTGCTACCGAGGAAATGCTTCCTGTCTCGTAAACAGTTATGGTTTAAACGCTGCGAAGTAATAAGCACTATGCTAACGGGCCCAGGCGAACCGATATTCGAAGACTTCTGGTGTGACGCAAAAGAATTTTTATTACACGAACTAAAACGCCCACGATAAATACTGTATGGAGAATATGCAATGAGTTATCTAAACAAAATGTACGGTAGAAATAAGCCGCAAGAAACAAAAGAATCTAACAAGAATCCTAATCGTGTAGCAGGCGGCTTGCGAGCACAAGGTGTTGATACTTTAACTATCTTAGGTGAAGACGGATCTAGTCAAGAGCTTCCTACACTAGCATATGTTCGTAGTTTGGAAGAGCAGTCAAGAAAACAGCGAGCTGCTATCGCTGTGTTAGAACGAAAGCTGACTCGCCAAGAAACTGCAATAGCGCAGTTACAATCTGCTTTTACGCAGAGGTCTTAGGTTTACGACCACGCTTTGCAGGCTCTGCTTTAACAGCAGCAGGCTTTTTAGAAGCAGTCTTTGGGGCTGCTTTTTTAGTGGCTGTTGCTTTAGGCTTTGCAGGTGCTTTAGCTTTAGTTGCCGCAGGCTTTTTAGCTTGCGTTTTAGGCTTTGCAACTGGTTTAGCTTGCTCTTCGTAAGTTGCAGAGTTAGCAGCTACTGGCTTATCACCAGTTGGAAATGGCCAGTTAGTAGTAGGATCTACTTGAATTGGTTCTGCATAGTTAGTTGTTGAGCTGAATAGATTTTTAATCCAATTAAACATTTTTTAATTCTCCTTAAGGATAAGTATTTACAGTAAGGAGAACTACTATGATACAAAAGTGGATTATGGCTAGACTAAAAGAACGTACTACACTAGATGGTGCTATTCTAATTGGTGCTGGCGTAGCGTTTTTAATCTTTAAACCAATCGCAAGTTTAGTAGCATACGGTGCTATTGCATACGGTGCTTGGACACTATTCAAGAAAGAAGACTAAAGTTTACCAATTGGTAAATCACTAGAAGCAGGCATATCCCAGATATGCTTGCGTTCAACACCTTTTCGTTGTGCAAATGTCTTACTATCGCAGGTCTTACATACGTGAAAGTAATTATTACTTAGACGTTTTGGATCCATATCTCCTCTAGGGCGTGTAAACTCTACGTCACAACTGTCACATCTAAATACAGCATATGTACGTTTACGAGTATACGGATGCTCTGCTCCTAATTTACTCTTGCGAACGTGCCGGGTCTCTTCCTGAAATTCTCTTATGAACATAACTATATTTACATTAAGATTATAAAATTAAATAATAAATACACTAGCGAAGGATTAAAAACATGAGTATTTGTACAGTAACAGCTCGAGCAAATCATCAAATTGGCAAATTATGTCAAGAAAATGACTGTTACGCAATCAGCTTAAACCTTAAAGGAGGCGGCTGTGCTGGCTTTGAATACGAATGGGGAACCCTACAAGTAGAAGAAATTGAAGAACATGACTTTGTAATAGCATGTGATCAAGGTAGTTTAGTTATAGGCGCACACAGTTTAATGTTTTTAGTAGGAACAGAAATCGATTATGTTAAAAGTATAGTCGGCGCAAATTTTGAGATAAGAAATCCTAATGCAAAGTCTGCATGTGGTTGCGGAGTTAGCGTAAATTTTGATATGGACAAGCTGGCAACCCCAGTAATTTAACGGAGCACAACAATGGCAAAACAAGATGTAAACATCGGCGTAGAAGGTAACGACGGCACAGGCGATAGTATTCGTGAGTCGTTTCGTAAAGTAAATGAAAACTTTCAAGAAATTTACGCAGTCTTTGGCCAAGGTGGTCAAATTGGATTTACTACGTTAGGTGATACACCTAATACTATAGAACCTGGACAAGTTGTTACTACAAACAGCACAGGTACTGAAATTATATATAGTACTATTGGAAGCGATAGTGATCTTAATCCAGCAGCTAGTGATAGTATAGAAGTTGATGTTATTAGTATTCCAGGTAAAATTATATTATCAACTACCTTTAGTGCAATTGTTGACGATAATGTAAATCCATCCCTTGGAGGACATTTGAATGCTTCGAACTTTGCGATTGCAGGGGTACAAATTTCATCTAGTGCTGCTACTGCACTTAATTCGCAACCAGGAAGAACTACTAATTATACTATTGATGACTTAGTTATTACTAAGGGATATGCTGATAGACGATACATTACTAGTGGATTACCAGTTCGTGTTGCAGCAGAACCTGCTTCGAGCGCACAATATCAATTAACTATTACAAATTACATTGATGGCAATTTATTTATTAGTGGCCACGGGTATGATAGTGGTGCTAACGGTACTGCGTTTGTGTTTAATGCAGAAGATACTGATCCTACTAATTTAACCAGCGGTGAAACATATTATATTAGATATGTAAATGGTGATCAGTTAGCATTGTATGCAACGGCAGAGGAAGCAGCTACAGAAAATTCAACAGAAGCCGCTGTTAATAAGATATCAGTTTCAGGCACAATTGCAGTTACTGATGTTCATACTATTACTGATGGAGGCTATGATCCTGCTCTGGCAGGAAATTTCTTATCTGATGTAGCAATGCCACGTGATAGCATTGTTCGTAGACAAGGCGACACAATGACAGGAACATTGTACTTGCACGATCACCCAGGTGATTTAGCAGGCGACGGCGCTCCGAACGGCATAGAAGACTTACAAGCTGCTACAAAATACTACGTAGACAATACAGCGTATTCTAGCCCAGAAGTTCTTAATGTTAGTACTATCGGTGATGATACTATGCAAGGTGTGCCTGCAGGCAGAGAAGGTTCTTCGCCTACATACGCATTTAGAACAATTAACGCAGCAGCACGTAGAGCAGCAGAAATAATTAAGACTGCTCCAGAAGAGCCAGGTCCGTACTTCCAAACATTAACACATACAAACTTTTCAACACCTGCTGTAACAATCAGTGAAGGAGTCGAGAACGGTGTAAACGTTATTACAAGTGCAAATTTAAGATTAAACAAGCAACATATAATTGCTGAAGTATCGGGCTATATTGCGTACACTTATCCAGAATTTTCTTATAATGTTGCAACTTGCGAACGCGATATAGGACTCATCATTGATAGTATACGAATTGATGCCGAGCGCGGTAATACTGCTAACTACCTATCAAGAACAGCAGCAGAAAGATATTATTCAAGTGTTAGTGGCAGAATTGCTATTACATCACAGCTCGAACAAACTAATGATAGTTTTGCATTCTTAGGACAATTGATTACTAGCTCAATTCTGCAGAACAAATTATATAACGAAAAAACAATACAAAGCATTGTTGTTAAATCAGGTGATACTCCTTCTATAATTACTACTACAACAGAGCACGGTTTGAAAGATGCAAATCAAGTAATATTTGATAATGTATCTGGTATGACAGAAATTGACGGCAAATTTGCATATGTAAAAGTAGTTGATGCAAGCAGTTTTGAAATATTTACAGATGCAGCATTATCTGAGCCATTTGACAATAGCGCATATACTCCCTTTGTAACTGGTAAAATTGGCTTAAGATATCAAACTAAATTTGCACAAGATACTAGTCAAGCACAAGTTTGGGACGGAGCGTCTGGCGGTGCGGAACCAAACGGTGCAGCAGCAATTACTAATAACATTAACTTAATTAGAAATATTATTGCAAATGGCATTGAAGCAGGTGCAGACATTGCATTTGGTAACAGATATACTCTAGAACTAACAAACAGTACAGCAGGAGAGTTAGATCAAACGAACCCAGACAATACTGATGCTATTCCTGGTAAGGTATTAAAAGGTAAGCGTAGTGGAGCAGTTTCTCGAATTATTACATTTGCTCAAGACACTGATTCGACTACGTTTTATCTACAACCGCTGAATCCAGTACCATTTGAAGTAGGTGAAGAAATTGAACTAGGAAACTATGTTAAAGCAAAACAAGTTACAATTAGAGTCGAAACAGGTATTTACGAAGAAGATTATCCTATTAAACTTGCTAAAAACGTATCATTGAAGGGTGACGAATTTAGACGAGTAATTGTACGTCCTAAGCGTAGACAATCACAAAGTGTATATACTAATACATATTTTTATAGAGATGCAGAATTTGACGGATTAACAATAGCTACTACAGGTACTCCGTTTGTTAACCAAACTGGTGTGACACAAGGTTATTTTGGTCGACATTATCTAACTGATAATACAAAGCCAGCAAATGTTGGTCCTACTGTAAATAATCTTGGCAAATATGTAATTGCAAGTGAAATTGTCGACAGTAATAAAGAATTCATACAAGATGAAGTTATTTACTTTATTGAAAGTACTTACCCTGCATTAGTATATAACGAAACAAAATGTAGACGTGATACTGGTATTATTGTAGACGGTATTGTTAAAGATCTTATTGCCGGCGGCACAGAATTTTCTTTAGAAAATCAAGGACAATACTGGGAAGGATATATTAGTGCAGGTTTTGCTGGTCAAGAAGCAGAAACTGCGGCAGCAATTAATCATATAGCAACGCTAGTTGCACAGTTATTAATAGGAGTTGCACCTACTAAGAATGCTGGAACTAATTATGATCCTGACATTAGTCGAGGAGCAGCTGAACCAGATTGGGCAGCAGGTGTATCATATACTCAAGGTGACTTTGTTAAAAAGGGTTCATTATATTATAGAGCATTGCGTACACATGTTTCAACAGCAACAGACGAAGATACCAATGTATTATCATTAACATTCGGTCAACTTACAAATACTATTAAATGGAAACAAGTTAATAGCAGTGTTAGTACAGTAGGCGGATTAGTCGATATTGTTGCATTTGCGTTTGATACAGATTACAATCCGCCATTACGCAACGATGCGCAAGGCATGGATGTATTCTTGATGGATGACGCAACTATTATTAGAAACGTCACTGTGCAAGGTCACGGCGGATTTATGTGTGTGCTTGATCCAGAAGGTCAGGTGCTAACTAAATCACCGTATATTCAGACTGCTTCGAGTTTCTCTAAGAGTGAAAATAAGAAAGTATTCCGAGGCGGTATGTATGTTGACGCATTTGCTGGTAATATACCAATGCGTGTACAGGCAAATTCAGGAAACTATACCGATGCAAACGGAAGTATTGCATTAAACGCATTTACATTATATGTAGAATCACAAGACGTTGGCGGAGTGGAACAAGGACTTAAATTAAGAATACCAGAACTTCCTGCTCCGTTCTACTACCAAGGACAACGATATCAAGTTAATGCTATTTCAAACTATGACAGCGGATTAGGTAGAGCTGTTATATATCTTGATCCAGGTTCAAATAACGGAAACGGTTGGAACTTGACTGGAACTGATGACATAGGTGATCCTGGGCATAACCAGCTTGATGTTATTCAAGACATTTTCTTACAAAGTGCAGGTAACAGAAGTATACTAGGTAACGACTTTACACAAATTAACGATTTAGCATACGGTCTTGTTACTAACAATGGTGCATTCTCTGAGATGGTATCTATGTTTACATACTACTGTCATGCAGCGTATTACGCATCAAACGGTTCGGAAATTAGATCATTAAACGGTTCTAACGGTTATGGTAACTTTGGTCTTGTTGCTGAAGGTGCTGATCCTAACGAAATTCCGGATCAGGTTATAACTGCACGAAACATGGTTCAGAGTGTTAAAGCATTTACATACGGTGGCTATACAAACGCAGCAGGTGATACAAGCATTACAGTCTACGACTTTAAAGAAGCTCCGATGAAAAATGCGTTCATTTACATCAATCACGGTGGGCTTGTAGGCGGACTTAACTATAAAATTACAAACGTACAAAACTTGTCAGATCCTAACGGTGATGGTGTCGCTGGTGATAGCGGAGCAGTTGTTGTAACTGGTATAGAAGACGCATCATATGTATCAGGCACTGCTGGGACAAATGGCGTTTATTCTTTAGTAGGGCAAAAGTCTACTACTGGTGTAGGTACAGGAGCAACATTTACTATTACAGTTGCAGCTGGTGTTCCTACTGTTACTAGTATTTCAAATATAGGTAGCGGGTATGCAATAGGCAATGACATTGTAGTATCAGGAGCAGATGTCGGCGGAACAGACGGTGTTAATGATTTAACTATTAATGTAGATGCAGTGTTTACAAACTTTGCAGGACAATTTAGCAATTCTGTTTACAGATTGACAATTCAAGAAGCAAGTTCAAATATTGATTATTTCCCTGATTTACAAGATGCCGTAGCTCATAGAGATATAATCGAATATAGAAACGGTGAGAACTTTATATTTGATAATGTTGATACACAAGATATAACTGAACGTCCTAGTACTGCTATTAACTTCGACGAAAGTGATACAGCTACTTATAGAAGTACAGGATTTACTACAGCAGATGATCAGAATCAACAATTATCAAGTACACAAATTAAAGCAGTATTTGATGCTGGGTATTCTTATGTAACTGCTACTATTGATTTTTCAAATAGAGGTGTTAGCGCTCCAGCAGGAGGCGGCACATTAGGCGCAAGTGTAACTGATACCTACTTAGCTATTGAAAAATTAAGCAGTAGCGATGCTACACGCATTGTTCAGCAATCAATTGATCCACTTAATCAAACTGTATTAGTACCAGGAGATGTTGGCTACACCGGAGGTATGATATTTGCATACGGTGGCAGAACTCAACAAGTTATCAATTATGGTCCAATTACTTCTGGGTCAATTACTAACATTACGTTAACTAATCCAGTTGTAATTACAAGTGCAGGACACAATTTAAGTAATGGTCAGCGAGTTGAATTTGACTCAATTGGCGGTACAACTATATTAAATGGTACAAGTTATTATGTAAACAATGTAACTACTGATACATTTGAATTGTATACTGACGCAGGCTTAACTGGTACGCTAGACGGAACATTGTATGACACTTATACAAGTGGCGGACGCTGGGTAGATGTAGAAAGTGTGTGGTACATCGAAACTGCGTTTGTTGCAGGGACTGACGTTAATGGTGTTGCAACTGCTGGCATTAGACTAGTACCTACAACATCACGTGATATCCATTGCGGCTTAGTTGCAGGATCAACTGCTGAAATTACTGTTGCGATTTCTTTATTACGAGCAACAGGACACGATTTTACTGAAATTGGAACTGGCGGGTTTAATACTAGTAACTATCCTAACGTACTATTAGGTAAACCTGTAGGCGGAACTGCTGCTAAAGCAGGAGCGTACAGTAATTCAAATGATGCAAGTAAAGCACAAGTATGGGAAAGACGTAAAGGTAGAGTATTCTTTATCAGCAGTGACAATGATGGATTCTTCCGTGTAGGAAAGTACTTTGTAGTTGACCAATCAACAGGTAGTATTACATTTGCAGGTGATGTTGGTATTTCAAGAGCTGCAAGTTTAGGCTTTAAAGAAGGTGTTACCATTGACGAATTCTCAAACGATGAATTGTTTATTGATTTGTCTGACACCGCAGTTCCTACTGAGAAAGCTATTGCTAACTATATCAGTCGTAGACTAGGACATAATGGTAGTGCTCAATTAACGGGCACTAGCAGAATTAATCCAGGATTCTTAGCATTAGACGGATCAACTCCTCTAGAAGCTAACTTGAATGCTAACAGCAAACAAATTAAAAACTTGTTAGATCCAACTGACGACAATGATGCAACTACTAAAGACTTCGTTGATCAAGCAGTTAGTAACTATGACGAATTAGATGATTTAAGAAACGTTACTATACATTCAGTAACAGCAGGTAACAAAGCTAAACAACTATTAGTTGCGACAGGCAAACGCAGATTACTAACTGATCCAGAAACACCAGGATCATTTACAGTCGGTGGAACAATTACTGATGGCACTGCACAGGGGACTGTAGTAGCACTTGAGTCTAGATTTGATAAAGTGTTAAACAAGAACGTAAGAGTTATTACTTACACACTAACAACTGTTGCTGATTTTAGCACAACACTAAGTCCTATTAATAATGGCGTTGTAGGATCTCCAGGCAGTACAACAGCAGTAGTGTTAGAAAACCCAATTGATGAATTTACTAACGCAGTTGAAAAATCAACAAGTGACATTGTAATTACAGTATCTCGCGATAATACAAAAACAGAAGTTGATTTGGCGTATAGAGAAGATTCGATTCTTAATGCCGATGTTAACAGTTCAGCAGCAATTGCTCAAAGTAAGTTAGCAATGAATGCTGCAACTACTAGAGCTAACGCTACTGGTATTACACAAGCTAATCTAGGCTTAGCAAGTTTTGATAGTGGCGACTTTACAGTTACAAATGGTTGGGTTACACTAAAGTCTAACGATGTCGATTATGCTGATTTGCCAACACTAGCTACTGATACTGTTATTGGTCGCAGTGCAGCAGGTTCAGGTAATGCAAGTGCAGTAGCATTTAGTACCATTATTGATGAAGGTGGCGGCTTAGCCGACGGTGACTTTACTAGTGTAGCAGCTAGCAACGGAAACGCACTAATTAAGACTGCTGCAGGAGTTTATGGAACTACAGTAGTTGCTACAGATAGTACTAATAACTCAATAGCAAAGCGTACTTCGTCAGGTAAGTTACAAGCAACTGCACTTATTATCGGCGGTACATCTACATATGAAGTGCTAGCTGAGAGCTCTGGTACATTGTCGTTTAAGACTCCTGCACAAGGAATAATTTTAACAGCAGCAGGTTCAAGTAAACCTACTATCAATACTGGTGGCAACATCAAAGTTGGCGATATGGCAGTTGCTCCGACTGAAAGTACTATCCATGCAGCAAGTGATTTTGGTAGCACTGGCGGCGCACTTGGCGGCACAACTGAAACTTCTGCTATTGCAGCACGTTGGATTTATAGTAGCTTTATCGAGGCACCGGGTGAGAAAAATGCAACTAGTACAGGTATTGGTATCGGTGCTGGAATAGGTAAAACTTTAGGTGGCGCCGATGTTATTGCATTTGTTACTGGCGGAAACGTTGAAGCAAGAGTTACTACAACCGGGGTCGAAGCTGACGATTTAAGAAGCATTACTGCAAATACTAATCTTACTTTAAGCGGAAACGGAACTGGATCAGTTGTTGTTTCAGATAACCTAACAGTTAATGGTACACTAACTCTTAATACAACAACAACTAATGCTATTATATACGAAGGAACAGCAGATGCATTCGAAACTAGAATTGCATTTACAGATCCAACTGCTGATAGAACTGTTACTATTCCTAATGCTACAGGAACTGTTGTTGTAAGTGCAGGTACAAGTACTACACAAAGTGGTCTTGATCTAGCAATTAGTGCAGCTGGACAAGTTTCAGGTAGTGCAGAAGGACTTGCTACAACTGACAGTCCTACATTTGCTGGTCTAACAGTTAGTAGCACCAATACGCTTACAGTAAGAACTATCTCAACAGGTGCAAACACTACTACAGGTACTATTACAGGTAACTGGAGTTTGAGTACTGGATCACGCTTACAAGCAACATACGCTGACTTAGCAGAATACTATGAAGGCGATCGTGAATATGAAATCGGCACTGTGCTAGTATTTGGCGGCGATAAAGAAGTTACTGAAAGTGCTACACACCGTACAACAAGAGTTGCTGGTGTAGTAAGTGATCAAAGTGCTTACATTATGAACGCAGGTTGTCCTGGTATTAAAATATGTGTAGCATTACAAGGTCGTGTACCAGTTAAGGTAATTGGTGCAGTTGCTAAAGGTGACATGCTGGTTGCAAGCTCAATTCCAGGGTATGCAGTTGTTGACAACGATCCAAAAGTTGGTACTGTAATTGGTAAAGCAGTTGGTACTAAAGCAGACACCGACCGTGGCATGGTTGAAGCAGTTGTGGGTAGAGTATAAATGACAAAGCAAATAAATACACTAAGCGAGGACAAAAATGGCAAATAGATATCCACTAATAGTTGATACAACTGATGGCAACAAAATAAAAGAAATACCAAGTGGAGATAATCTACAGCTTACAAACAACGGTATTATTGGCGTAACTGATGTTACTGCCAGTGGTACT